AGGCCCATTAGGTAGACTGAGTTCATCTGAAGAAGAAGGCTTTGCAATTGCACAAGCTAAGATGAAACACAAAGAATGCATGGATGAGTTAAGGTCAGCGTGTCAGTTATATGGACCTCCCGGCATGTGGGATCTGGTTGTAAAAGAACAAGCAGCAGCTAGACAAAGACACAAAGAAGCGTTAGAATTACAAGCAAAGCAAAGAGACAGATTATTCTGGGGCATATCACTGGTAGTCGGAGTAGTAATCTTCGTAGGTGGTACAGCAGGAATGATCTGGGGTCTTAACGAAGTAGTGAATGGATAATTAATATGGCAATACCAAAGGAAAATCCTGGTCAATGGCAGTGGGTAGAAAATAGATACTTAAATAGTAAGCCATACATGCAACGTGGAGTCATGCAAAACTCTGTTACAGGCGAGAAGAAAATGACCCCCTATCGTGACATTCGTAATGATAAGGGTCAGATCCAAAAAAGCTTGCTTCACCCAGAGGGTAATGCCTTTCGTGCCAAGCTTAATGAAGACAATGGTTATAATGCTTGGAAGAAAGAACAAGATCGTATAGCTGCAGAAGCTGCTAAAGCCAAAGCAAAAGCTGAAGCTGCACGTAAAGCAGAAGAAGCTCGTAAAGCTGCAGCAACAGCAAAAGCAGAAGCTGCACGTAAAGCAGAAGAAGCTCGTAAAGCTAAGGCTGCTGAAAGGGCTAAAGCAGAACGTGCAGCAGCAGAGGCTAAAGCTAAAGCAGATGCACTAGCTGAAGCTCAACGTATAGCAGAGGCAGAAGCTGCTGCAGAAGCAGAAGCACAAAGACGTGCCGCGATTGCTACATCACAAATGGCTACAGCGAATAGACAATCTGGTTCAGGTGGTTATCAATCTTCTTTTGGTGGTGACTCTGATTTTATGGGTGGTAGTGGTACAGCTGCAGAGATGGGTTCTTTTGCAAGAGGTGGTCTTGCTACAATGTTTATAAGGAAAAGATAATGGCAATCGTTAAAAATCAATACGGAACTTTTCAAACAGAAAAACAAACAGGAACTCCAAGATTACCAGTAACAGAAAAACAAGAAGCTATTGCTCAAAAAGCATATGGAAAAAGTTTTAGTGAATTAACAAATGATCAAAGAGTTAAAATTAGAGCTGGAAAATTAATAGAAGATAAAATTACTTTTGAACAATATTTTGAAGATTATAAAGGTATGGCTAATGATTCAACTTACCAACCTAAATATATAAAATCAGGAGTTGGTGTAGGAATATCTCCTCAACAAAAAAGAGCGTTAGCGGAGGCTAGAAAAACTATTGAAGGTTTTGATTCTAAATATCAAAGAAATATAAATAAAAGAAAAAAATTAAAAAGATCTGCAGACCCAGAAAAAAGAGAAAGCGATATTATTAAAAAAGCAGAAAGAAAACAAACAAGAAGAACTAAAGAAAAAGACATACAACCTTCAGCAAGAGAAAAAAAAATTAATTTTGAACAAAGAAAAATTGCAAGAGCTTTTAATAAACCAATTAAAGAAAATCCTAATATTGTTTTAAAAGATACAAAACTAATGGATCAGTTATCTACTACTGTCTCAAAAGATGGGGATATTATAAAAATAAAACCTGACTTATCTCAATTAAAAGAAAGAGGTCTTTATGAAATAGATCATCAAAGAGATATTTTTAAAGAAGGTAAAATGAAAAATTTACCTTACAATAGAAATTTAATTTTAGGTCCACACAATCGTTCAGGTGGCTTTAAGGCAATGGCTGAAAAGTTTATTGAAAAAAATCCTGATAGTCCAAAAGTTAAAACTATTCTTGAAAAAGCTGATGAGTTAAAAGTTACACTTCAACCAAATGTCCCTAAAGGAACTTTTTCAACAAAAAGTTTAGGCTATAAACAAATGGCAGATCCATTAACTAAATTTACAGAGGTTGTGAAAGAAACTATTCCTAAATTACCAAAAAAAGTTGCAGTCCCTGCAATTGCTGCAGCTTCGTTAATAGGAGTAGCAAAAGCAGATGAAACACCAATTAAATACAGCGATGAAGCAGGAGCTTTTATAGATCCTAAAAATGATGAAAAAGTTTCAAACAGAACGATGCTTGAATGGGCAGCGGACAATCCAATGCCAACAGCGGCCATCGCTTCAGCACCCTTATTAAGTAAAACAGTAAGACAAGGTACAGGTAAATTATTAAAAGGTTTGTTAAGTACCCTTGCATCTCCATTGGCAGCGACAGGATTCGCTGGCGCCACAATAAAGGAGAATTTAGACGAAGGAAAAAATATAGTTGATGCAACTGTAGATCCTATGGTAGGCGTAGAACTATTATATCCAGAAGCAGCAAAAAGAATTGGTGCCAAAGGTATTACAGGAGCTTTAGGTAAAGCGTTAAGTTTAGGTAGAGTGGGCGCGATGTTAACTCCAATTGGAGCAGGAATTACTGCTTTAGGTTTAGGAAAAATGGGTTACAATGCTTTACAAGCAGAAAAAGAAAAATTAGCGGGTATGTCAGATGAAGAAAGAGAAGCTTATCTGGCACAAGCACAAGAACAAATGGATTTATCAGCATAATGGACAGACGAGATTTTTTAAAAGCACTTGGAGTTTTGGCATCAATGCCAATGATGAGTAAACTAAAATTTTTACAGAAAGAACCTGTAAGAGAAGGTATTGCTTCTGTAGCTGATAAAGGTATTGAGTTTTATGAAGCGGTAATTGGAAAAGTTATGCGTGAAGGTAAAAAGATAGCTGAAGGAAATAGAATAGAAACTTATGTTCACCCAGATAGACCAGATATTAAAGTTGAGTTTGATAGAGGTACAGGTAGTTCAAATGTAGAGTTTATGACCGATCAAGAAACAAGAGGTATAGCAGAAATTAGAGTTACTGCGGATGAGACAACAAAAGGAGTGCCTGTAAAAGAATTAGAAGAACTTGAAGAAGTTTTTACTGAAGCAGGAAAAGACGCTGACGAATTACGTAGTCCTGTTTCTAATCTAGATGAGTTTTTAGGACGTAATAAGAAAAAAGACGGAGGCATTATGGAATTGACTGTAATGCAAATTCCTGATATTAAAGTATCAGGTGTTGAATCATTATTTAAATCAAGGTAGAATAACCAATGGCTACAATAGATAAATCTTTGCCCAATCAAAAAACGACTGTAGAGCTTCCAGGAGAAGCGGAGATTGAAGAGGCAGTAAAAGAAAAAGTTGAAGAAGTACAAACCGAAGGCGGACCTGTTGAAATAGAAATGACAGAAGAAGGTGGAGCAGAAGTTTCTTTTGATCCATCAGTTGCATCACCAGAAGGTGGTCAAGATCATTTTGAAAATTTAGCAGAATTTTTAGGAGAGGGTACTTTAGATGAATTAGGTTCAAAACTTTCTGATCAATACACAGAATACAAAGAATCAAGAGGAGATTGGGAACAATCTTACAGAGAAGGTTTAGAATTATTAGGTTTTAAATATGAGAGAAGAACAGAACCTTTTAGAGGAGCTAGTGGTGTAAATCATCCTGTTCTTGCTGAAGCGGTCACACAATTTCAAGCACAAGCTTACAAAGAATTATTACCAAGTGATGGTCCTGTTCGAACACAGATTTTAGGAAATATTTCTGTTGAAAAAGAAGAACAATCAAAACGTGTAAAAGATTTTATGAATTATCAAATTATGGATCAGATGAAAGAGTATGAACCAGAGTTTGATCAAATGCTTTTCTATTTACCCCTGTCCGGTTCTACTTTCAAGAAAGTTTATTATGATGATCTTTTAGGTAGAGCCGTATCTAAATTTATACCTGCGGATGATTTAATTGTTCCTTATTCTGCAAATAGTTTAGAAGATGCAGAAGCAATAATTCACGTTGTAAAAATTTCTGAAAACGATTTAAGAAAACAACAGGTTGCAGGATTTTATAAAGATATAGATTTAGGAAAACCACCTGTTACAGAAAATCAATTAGAAGATAAAAAATTAGAATTAGAAGGTATTTCAAAAGACGGTCAAGAAGATCAATATACACTTTTAGAAATTCATACAGATTTAGATTTAGATGGCTATGAAGATAAAGGTGAAGATGGTGAACCTACTGGAATTAAATTACCTTACATTGTAACCGTTGCACAATCTAATAATAAAATTTTATCTATTAGAAGAAATTATCAACCTACAGATCCATTAAAGAAAAAAATAAATTACTTTGTACAATTCAAATTTTTACCTGGCACAGGTTTTTATGGCTTTGGTTTAATTCATATGATCGGTGGTTTAACTAGAACAGCAACAGCAGCATTAAGACAATTATTAGATGCAGGAACTTTAGCAAACTTACCAGCTGGATTTAAATCTAGAGGTATAAGAGTTAGAGATGATGCACAACCATTACAACCTGGTGAGTTTAGAGATGTTGATGCACCTGGTGGAAATATTAGAGATCAGTTTATGCCTTTACCTTTCAAAGGTCCTGATGCAACTTTACTTCAGTTAATGGGTATTGTTGTAAATGCAGGTCAACGTTTCGCGGCTATCGCAGATATGCAAGTGGGTGATATGAATCAACAAGCTGCAGTGGGCACAACAGTAGCATTACTTGAAAGAGGTTCAAGAGTAATGTCAGCAATTCACAAAAGATTATACGTAGGACTTAAAGAAGAATTTAAATTATTAGCAAACGTTTTTAAAACTTATTTACCACCCGTTTATCCATACGATGTACCAGGTGCTTCAAGAGAAATTAAAGTTCAAGATTTTGATGACAGAGTAGATATTCTACCTGTAGCAGATCCAAACATATTTTCTCAAACACAAAGAATTAGTCTAGCTCAATCACAGCTACAACTAGCACAATCCAACCCTCAAATACATAACCTGTACCAAGCGTACAGGTCTATGTATGATGCGTTAGGTGTTAAAAATGTAAATGCTATTTTACCACCACCACAAAAACCAATACCTATGGATCCAGCATTAGAACATATTATGGCAATGAGTATAAAACCTATCCAAGCTTTTCCTGGTCAAGACCACAAAGCTCACATTGATGCTCACTTAAATTTTATGAGACTAAATATGGTGCAGAATAATCCACCAATTATGGCTTCATTACAAAAAAATATTTTAGAACACATATCTTTGATGGCACAAGAACAAGTTCAATTAGAATTTGTACAAGAATTACAAGAAGTTCAACAAATTACTCAACAGTTACAACAAATGGGTGCTATGAATCCTGCGATGGCAGCTGGAATGATGGCAAATCCACAAGTTATGCAACAACAAAGACGTGTTCAAGAAATTACAAACGCCATCGAATCAAGAAAAGCTATCTTAATTGCAGAAATGCAGGAAGATTATGCTAAAGAAGAAGAAAAAATTACTGGTGAGTTTGGTAATGATCCTCTAGTTAAGTTAAAATCAAGAGAATTAGACTTAAAAGCAGAAGAAAATGCTAGAAAAGAGGAAGAAGGTCAAGAAAGATTAAATCTTGATAAGATGAGAGCGATGATGAACCAAGAAAACCAAGAAGCAAAGCTAGAACAGAACGAACAATTAGCTGGATTACGAGCAGGAGTGTCGTTAGCCAAGCAACAAATGTCTGATTCTAGTAAAGTTCACGATTTTGGTAGAAACTTCGGTAAAAAATAGTTATAATCAAACAAATAAGGAGATAAAATATGTCTAAAGATTATTTAAGAGGTCAAGGTTATGTTAAAGCACCTAAAATTGAAAAAGAATTAGGTGTTGGTAAAGATGGATTACAACAAGGTGGTATACCTGTTGAAATGACTAACCCAGATGAATCTCAAACAGTTGATGTCAGAGGTACAAAAAGAATGAGACCTGACAAAAAACCAGTTAAAGCAACTTGGTATTAGTTTATGTGGCTACAAGCTATTAAGTTAGCCGCGCAAGCTGGTTCAAAGATTTACGCTAACAGACAAAAAGCTAAAATGGCAATGTCTGAAGCACAATTATTGCATGCTGAAAAACAAGCCCGTGGTGAGGAAGCTTACCAAGGTAAATTGTTAGAAGCTAGACAATCAGACTGGAAAGACGAGGCGGTGCTCATAATATTGAGTACGCCAGTTGCAGTTCTAGCCTGGGC